CCGTAGAGGATGCCGACTGCCGTCCCCTGCCAAACGCCCGTGCCAATAGTTCCCACGCTTGTCAGTGATGAAGTTACAACTGTCGCATTGAGCGTGGTGCCGGAGAGCGTTCCAGCCGGGGCCGCGCTCAAAAATGCGAGAGACCCAAGTGTGCCGCCCGCACCAATGTTTAGCGTCGAGCTGTCCGTGCCAGCCAGCGTCAGCGTGTTGCTGACGGTCAGGGTCTTCGATGTCGTGCCGCCCGCAATGGTAAACCCGGTGGCGAGCGCCGCCAGCGTCAACCCATTGACGCTCGTGGGAGTTATCGTGCCAAGCGTCAGGCTAATTGCGGGCGTTGACGTGGCATTGGCCACAGTGCCGGAGACGCCATTGGCGGTCGTGACGGAGACACTGGTGACAGTGCCAACCCCGCTGGGCACAGTGGCCCAAGCGCCATCCCCCCGCAGGTATGTCGTCACGGATGGGGTGCCGGTGGCCGAAATGCCGCCCACAGGCAACCCCGTGGCATTGGTCAGCGTCAGGGATGTTGGGGTGCCGCCCGCGCCGTTGAACAAAACCATCGAGCCGTTCACGCCGGTCGCGATTTGGATTGCGTTGAATACGCCGGTTCCGTAGGGGAAATCTGCGAGATTGCCCGAAGAGTTAACATACAATCCGTTGCCGGGAGTGCCACCCGAGACTGCGCCGCCAATCGTGACGACAGGCGCGGGTAAAGTCGAAGACGTGAATGCCACGAGCTGGTTGACGGTCAGTCGGACTGTCGCGCTCGACTGGACCGCCGGGATTTGCTCCGTCCCGTTGATGGAGATGGCCAGAGGCAGGTTCGTGATGGTTGTGTTTGCCATTTTAGACGCCCGCCTGCGGTATCTGCGCGTAGTTGTAGGGTAGGCCGACCTTCGTCGTCAGAACCTTCGTCGTGCCGGTCAGCAGCGACCCCGCAGCTATAGCAGAATTGACCATGTAAGTGAACGCGGTGGCCGTCGTGACGGTGACCGAGTAGAAGCCGTCGGCGACTTTGTTCGTCGTTCCCGCCACAGAAATCTGTGAATTGCTGATTAAATTGTGAACCGAGCTGCACGTCACGGCAATCGTGGCCGTGCCGTTCGCCACTATCGACAGGACGGGCAGGGGAACTGCGTAGGCCACTTTCCCCTGAAGGGGCATGATTGCGGCCTGCTGGAGCCCCACGGGCACGCCAATGGGCTGCGTGGTGATGTCCACGCCATCCTGCGTCGTGATCACGGTCGTGGCCGGGATCGGGATGCCGGTTGTGGGGTCGGTCACGGTCGCGGACGAAATTGTCAGGTCATCAGTCGATGCCGCGACGAAGTCCTGCGTGCGTGCGTTCATGATCGGCGTCGGATCCGCCGGGACGATGATCGCGCGGAGCTGCTCCTGCGGGGTGTCGTAACAGGAGTTGCAGACAAGCAGGCGCGTGTTCAGGAGGGCGACGCCGCGCCAGTCGAACTGCCACTTGAGGTCAGAGTGATTGTACAAAAATCCGCACCTGTCGCATATCGCGAACGCCTGCGGGTTCGTCGCGCTCGTTCTTGCCCTGCCAGCCTTTGAAGCCCAGCCCATGACGTGCCCCTACGGCCTGAAGTAGCCCGCGATCTGGGGCGAGATATACTGCTGCGCCTGCTCAATATTCTGCTCTGCGGCGATGTTGTACGCCTCGTCGGCCAAGGGCTTGAGGAGCGCCATCTTGTCTGGGGCCCAGATTACAGCCAGACGCGCCGCGAGGCCATAGGCGAAGGCGTCCATCCAGAGGTAGGGGATCTCGACCTGCACGCCATTCTGGAGGGCGGCGTCCTGAATTTGCCGGACGCGGTAGTATTTGAGGTACTGCGCACTCGACCCGTCCGGGACCGGCCACAGCGTGATGGTGGGGTTCGGCGAGATGAGGCGGTCGAACCAGAACGTCGTCGTGAAGCCCTCCTGCTCCTTGTTTGGGTAGGAGGCGTATTCGGTGCGGCTGACGGGCATGATGATGCGGTCAATGGGTGCGCCTCCGCCGTTGTCGATCTGCATGTAGGCGTCGAGGATCATCACGGTGTTCAGATCGACGTTGTATGTCGATTGAGCGGCCACGAGGGGGACTGTGACGAGGTCCACGGCCCAGAGATTGACCCCGCGATTACTCCAGTTGGAGCAGAGCATGTTGGCGGACATGCGTGCCGCCTCCATGTGTTCAGCGAGCAGGGACGTGTTACGCAGGCCGATGAGGTTGTAAGAATAAAGTGTTATTTCGCCCAATGAAGGGTTGAAGGTATATGTCCCAGAAGTCGTCATGCTGGCTCCTTGAACTTAAAAACAAGTCCTTTTGTGTTGGTTCTTTTACCGCGGCAAACGGAAGAAACATAATTTTTCTGCAAATTATAGCATCTTGCTGCTTCTGATACAGAAGGAAACTCAGTCTCATATGTCACACAAACAACTGCCTTGCACCGATGGGGGTGAATGAAAGAATTGTTCTCCTTCATTGTCTTCACACGTTTGGCAATCCAATCAGCATTTTGTTTTTTTCCAGTCCGCGCCAATCCACCAGCTTTGCCCGCAGCAGCCGCATGTTCTTTTGTTTTGGGCCTACCTTTTAGAGATGCGCTTCTTTTTGCGCGGCCATCATCAGTAACGCGCATTCCCTTACGTTGATCACTCCAAAGTTTTTTAGTTTCCTCGGTATGCCTAAGTCCTGACACCCCCTCCCCACCATTCGTCATATTCGTCAAGTCAACGCCAGCTTCCCGCCAAAAACTGATACGCTCAATCTCTAGCGTAAACGCATCAGCTTCTGACAGCCCCACCGCCACCATTTTGACCTCAAGTGCCGAGCCAATACGCGACAATTTGGCGACAATAGCCTTATGGTGACGGTTTCGCTCGTTCATAGCATACGCACGACCGGCCCTACCTTTACCCACGTAAAAGCACTCATCGCGGTCCAGCCGCCAATGCTCGTACACGTAAAAGTTGCCGCTCGTGCTCATGCGAACCTCGTCACGCCTTCAGGATAATCGGTGCTGGGTTCAGCGTCGGACTGCCAAGCGATGGTGACGCCCGGCTGGCTGGCGGGGGTTGGCTCACCGGAGTTCCAGCGGAGCGGCACCCAGTACTCGTCCGTGACGTAGATAGGCTCGTCGTGGTCATCAACGCCGGTCTGGATCGTGCGCGGACCCTGATCGACGAGGCACCACCCACCACCATCCGGGAGAATGCCCTGCGTCTTGAGCACGCCCTCGACGTATATACCGTCAGCCGTGAAGGCCGCGTACATTGTGGCTTGGTCGGCGCTTTTGAGGACGTAGTCGGTCAATGTGTCTCTCCTAAACCGGCTCTTCAACCGGCGGCACAGGCTCCGGCGCGGGCGTCGGGATGTTCCACGGCAGGGGCGGCGTGACGGGCAGGCTCGTGTCCTGCTGGGCGGCGATGGCCGCGTCGCAGTCGGCCTGAGCCTTGGCGATACCGTCCGGACCCAGCGCGTCAGCAACCCAGCCGTTGACCTGATCGAGCGTGAGCTGGTCGTAGGGGGTGAAGGGCGACCCGGCGACGTAGGTCGTGTCAACCGAGCCGTAGGCGGCGGAGTTGTACGTGCCGTCCGTGGCTGACAAGACCCAAGCAATGCTGAAGACCACATCGGTCTTGCCTTCGGCTTCCGGGTACGCCGTCATGGAATTTACGGACCATTGATACGTGATCATGCTGACACCCATGCAGTTCCATTATAGAAGACCGGGCATACAACCGCGCCGCCGCCCGTCAGCGCGCCAAGGTACGTCGGCGAAGTAGCGTCGGTGACAAAAGCCCGCGCGCCCTGAAAACCAGTGGGAAGCGTTGCGACGGTGTAGGCCGTAGTGGTGCCGACAACGGCGGCTTTTAGCGTCCCGGATGCGTTATTAGCTGTCGTGCCGACTTGAACAACGCCTGCCGCCGCACGGCTGAGAATAGCGTCTTGCGAAGCGCCAAACCGCAACGACCCGGTGTCATTGTTGATGGCAATTCCGCCCGAAGCAGAAACCAGAAGAGGCTGCGTGCCAAACGCAGTGGTATAAATTGAAAGAACTGTTCCACGGTCAGCCATTGCAATTTGGGCAAGACTGCTTGCGTTTGCTGCGACCGTTACTGACCTGTCCGCATTAATCGTCAGCGCCGTCTGCAACGTATTCTGCGCCGTGCCAGAGCCACCAGCCGGAGCCACTTGGAAGATGATGCTGCCACCAGCGCCCGAGCCAGTACCCTGCGAGCCTGTGATCGTAAAGGCTGCGCCAGCGGTGTTGCTCGTCCCCGCCACAACAGACTGAACGGAGAGCGTCTGCGCGAGGGCCGTGGCTGCGTCTGCTTGGCCAAGGCGGAGGTTGGCGGGGCCGTTTCGGCCAATAGTCAGGTCCGTAGCGCCCGAAGCGAGAGTCGTGCTGGACCATTCATACGTAAACGCGCTGTTATTTTTAAGGCGCGTACCAAAAATATACTCACCAACTTTTGCGCTAGAAGCGTAAAATACTGCTTGTTCGCCACTAAGGACCGCGGGGCTTCCGCCGCCCGTGCCAAAAACAGCTCCTAGGGCCATAATTCCGGTATTGCTAAAACCAGCAGCAGGGTTTCCTGCGTACACATTTCCGACTTTATCAACCTTAAATTTACTAACCGTCCCAACCTGAAGGTCCATCAGCAACGACGCCGCAGCCGACTGGTTATAGGTGGTCGTGTCAACATTGAACTTTAGCCCAGTGAACGTCGTACCAACGCTATTCCACTGTTGCGTCAGGTTCAAAACCGGAGCACTTGCCGTCAGCACATCCCCCGTCAGCGACGTGGACCCCAGCAGCGTCGTGGCGACAGTCTGCGTGGAGTAGACGGACGGGTTGGTGGACGCCTGACTGTCCGCACCGAAGAGGAACCCCGTCGTCGGCAGCGACGTATCGGGCGTGAGGGTTTTAAGATCGACTGCCATGTGTTAACCCCAAGTCAAGAAGTTGCCGGTGCCCCAGACCAAGTAGTTGCCCGCACCCCAGACGAGGCCGTTGCCGCTTGGGCCAATTGTAAATCCACCGAAATAGAGGCCCCCGCCAAGGGTCAATCCTGATCCGACCGATAGACCATTGCCTATGCTGAGGCCATTTCCGATGGAGATGCCAGCCATTAGAGGGGCACCGAGCTGCTCTGGATGAAGGTCGCCGCCACACTTCCCGCGCCGCTATTGATCAGGATGCGTGCGTAGACGGGCGCGAACATGAAGTTGCTCTGCTTCGTCGCCGTCGCGCCGACAACCGCAGTGTCGGACGAGTTGACCCAGACCACACTCGCCGGGGCGACCGGCGTAATCGGGTCGTAGGGGTCATTGAGCGTCGTCTGAAGGGTGTAGTCGATCGTGCCGGTGACGTTGCACTGGATCGAGATCATGCTGGGCGCGAAGGCGTCAAACACGACCCACTTGGATCCGCCCACGCCAGACGTGCCGACCGTGATCGCGCCCGCAGCGGCGGCGCTGATCGTGATCGAGGTCACCGTCTTGTAGTCGAGGACGGACTGGGCCGTCGCCGGGTTATTCACACCAGCGATGACTTCGGACACAGTGTTGCCGTTCGCGCCCGTGCCGGTGATTGTGAATGTCTTGGCGCTCTCGCTGCCAGCCGGTGTGATGAGCACCCGGCGGGGATTGTCCATGACAGCCACGCCCGACACGACGAGCGCGCCGTTGAGGGTCATCGCTCCGGCGGCTGCGGGGGTCTGGGAGAGGCAAATGGCGTTGGCCGATGCGGTGGCGAGTGGACCGGCAGTGACTGTAATCGGCTGCATTTTATTTTCCCTTCGCGCGCCCGGCGGCGACGTTGTCGATCAAGTTCGGGTAGGGCCGACCGGCGGCGCGGGCCTTGGCCTTGGCAGACTGAACCTGCTTGCGGTTCAGGCTCTTCTCCTTGGCGTCCTTGGGTGCGTCTTTTTCCCAAAAAGGCTTGTCCATGTCAGCAGTCCCACTGGAGTTCATGTCGGTCATTGTACCACCTCTTGACATGCAAGAGAAGGACGCCCTCCCCACTTCGTTTCGCACTTCCCGCAAGCGCATTGACCCCGAAGGTACATTGCGGCAAGCTCCAGAAGTTCTGGATCATCCCGAAAGTGACCAAGGCCAAAATTGCAATGTTGGCAAAGCGGCCCACGCACGCGACCTGTTTGATGGTCATGGTCCACAACAATGTCGCCAACAAAACCGCAGATTACGCATTCACCGACGGCTCTGGCTTCATAGGCTCTTGGGTATTCTGCCTTGGCTAGGCCCGGAGGAACTCTAATCTCCTTCCTATACTCATTGCGGCATACACGACACCAGCTATCTAGACCGTTCTTTTTCTGGTTATGCAGAGGAAAGAATTTGGGCGTGGCTGGTTTGGTTTCGCTGCAACGAGTGCATTTCAGCATTTCACATTCCATTTTTTTAACGATAAATTAATACGGCTATTGGGATCATGCGCTGTTTTGGGTGAAGTCAATTTCTCCTTCATCCCACACATCCTTGCTCGAAAACTGTCCTTGCGCGAGCCGCCTTCTGGCTGCGGGCGCTTAATGTCTTGGCCCTGCGCCTTCAGAGACGCGCGGCCCTTGTCGTTCAGTCCACCGGAGGGCGACTTGCCTTCCTTGCGTGTCCAAGCACCAGACATCTGAAGCCCTCTTCATAGTGATGCGGGGGCACGATGGCCCCCGCACTTAGGCCCTACTCGGCCACTACTCAGTAATTGACGCCCTTGCCGCGCGGCGTGCCGGAGCCCGACGCGGACGACATGACGCTGCCGCCAGCCTTGCGGGGCTTGCGACCGGCGTGGGCCTTGGAGAACATCCCCTCGGCCTTGCCCATAGCCTTGCCACCCTTTTTGAAGCCGTCGGTGCCGTCCATCATCTCGGCGGCGACCTTGCTGTTGCCGCCAGCGTAGGCTGTGTGCGACTTGGGGGTCAGTTTAGATGCTTTGCCCTTCATTGGAACCTCCTATTAGGCGTTTTCAGCCTGCATGTAGCGAACGATCAAGTCACCAACGCCCGCGCCAGTGTTAGCCGACAGCACGTAGATGATGACATCAGACGTACCGACATTCGACCACTTGGCCGTGCGAGTGGCATTCGCTCCGGGTGCAAGCGCAGAAAGGCCAATGGTGCCACCAGCGCCAGCAACAACCAGTTCGGTCGATGTTGCAGAGGTACCGATGCTAAATGTTGAAGCCGCGCCATCCCACGCAGTCGTCACAAGCATTTGAATGTTGACGATGTGGCTGTTGGCCGGGATGACAATGCTAGTGCCAAGGGCAGTGGCGGTCGTCGCCTGTGTAATTGGAACCGCCTGCGCCATCACGACGAAGCCGACGTTCTTGATCGTCCCGGCAGTCGTGCCGGTCGTGTTCAGGACGTCACCCGCCTTGATGGGGCCGGTAAATGTAACGATGCTCATGAGAGCCTCCTGTGCGAGTTGCCACACCGTCTTGCACAGTGTCCGCTAGGTCGGTCGATGTGGCTGAGATACCTAGAACTATTCGCCAACGCGGTGCCTCCTGATGTAGTCCGCACCCGCCAGCAAAACTTCAATTTTGTCCCTCGCCTGACCCAGCATGCTATTGCAAGAATAGCACAAAAGCTCACGCACGGAACCAGTCTTGTGGCAGTGATCGACGGCGAGAACGCGAACATTCCCGTGGCGATCCTTTTCCACCTCTTGGCATTTGCAGATACCGCAAACGCCATTTTGAAGGCGGTACATCTCGGCGTAGTCGTTGAGCGAAAGTCCGTAATATCGCTTCAGGCTGTATTGCCTTTGCTTTTCACGAGACATTTTGCTGCTGACGCGACCATCTGGCCCGATTATTTTGGTTGTAGAACTCGACAGCTTAAGGTTTGAAATCTTAAGGTTTGTCGTATCTCCATCCGCAAACATCACAGACCGATCAGGCCACACGCCGTAATGCAACATCCACGCGACCCTTGAGGCAACCATTTCCCGATCTTTATAGCGAATATAAAGGTAGGATTTGATTTGGCCCGTAGTACGGTGGCGGGCGCTTTTTACACTTCCCGCCACCATACCCTTTTTGACGTTTTTAGATGCGTCAATTTTCCAAGTGAAAGAGCCAGTTTCGTGGTTGTAGTCGATAGCCTCAAAAACTTCGTTGTTGCTCAGTTCTTGCAGTTTCATGTTGTCCCCCTTAAAGACATCCGAAAGTACCCGGAACTTTATAGAAGGTCAACATGAAATTTCTATCGCTTAAAACCAACCTAAGTGGCTGATTTCATTAGGTGGGGATCGCACCAAAGATTGAACGCCAGTTATAATAGCCAAACGAGTAGCGCTCGTATCCTTTAACCAAAAGGTTATCGGTCGTGAAGTCGACTTGCATATCGGTTTCGAACTTAATTCGCTCCATATATGCAAGGCCGTCGATGTTCGTGAGCAGGAACCACGCACGAGCGTTCGTGAGGTAGTCATTGACCATGTAGCCTTCGGGGATGCCACCGGCTGTTGACATGATGGCATTGACGTCATTATCGGCTGTGCCGGGGCGCAGCTCGGTCTTCGTCAGGCGGATCGCGACCGGCTCAAGAGCGGGCGGGATAACCAGACGACGGCCACGGGCGAAGACCTTCAGACCGGCCTGATCTTTGAAGTTCGTGCGGATGGCGATCATGCCATTCAGCAGCGTGCTCTCGTTCAGGTCAGTCGTGGTGTAGTTCGAGATCACACCGCCGTCGATGGGGTGGGACGCCGACACAAGGGCCACGCCGTCACCGCCGACAGCCGCATTATACGTCGTCGCGGTGTTGAGCACGTTCGCGCCGTAGATTTCCTTGGTCTGCGCGAAGGACTGCGTCAGGCCGAGGTTCGACGGGGCAAACTGGCTCTTGTAGAGGTTGTCGTCCACAGCCTTGCGAGTGATCGCGTAGCCGAGGCCGATTTCCGTGTGCTCCTGATTGTAGACGAAACGCTCACCAGCCGCGTTGTCAAACGCCGTCTGGCCGCCTTCAGTCTTCAACTGAGCGAAGCCGAGGAACCGCATTTCAGCAGTGCGCTCAAGAGCCATCTTGCTGTCGTGCTTGGTGAAGATCTTGTCGTACTGCGACGGGATCTGTTCGTACTGACCTTCGACACCCCGGAGACCGGGAAGGAGGAGGTCTTTAATGGCAGAGAGATTAACAGCCATAGCGCCTTACTCCTTAGATGCCAGTCTGGTTCTTCGTGGTGACGTTATTGAAAGCGACGACAACGTAGTTCGATGTCGCGATTTCAGTACCGTTAGCGCCCGGAGGCTGCGTCACGAGAGAAACAATGCGGAAGGGGAGGGTAGCAGTCGTCGGACCAACGCCAGAGAGCGTCGCCGCAGAGATACCCGTGGAGGTGCTGCCGGATCCGATGGTGTAGCCAGCGGTGCCATTAACGTCAGCCTGAAGGATGCCACCGGAGATGGAGCTGTCAGCCTGAACGACGAACTTGGCGTTCGGGTCATTGCAGATGAAGCCGGTGATCGTGCCAGAGGCCGGATCAGTGCCGCCGGGGTAGTAGTTCGACCAGACCGTGCGCTTCTGCGAAGTCGAAAGGTACTGGCAGCCCATGAAGATGCCAGCGATGCCAGCAGCGGCGGTCGTGCCGTCGCCCTGCGAAACCGTGCCACCGGCATCGGGTTCAACGGGGTCGCCGAAGAAGATATTCGTGGAGTTGTAGGCAATAGAAACCGCGACCTGTTCATAGGTCGGGGCCGAACCAGTGCCCTGATATTGACGGAAACCGAACGGCGCGTTTGTGTTCGCCATGACGGTGCCTCCTTTTTACGGGAAGTCCCAATCATCGCGCGCCGGGGCGACTAGGAACCGGGGAATATGAAGCCCTCACGCCGGGGAGGGCTGGGCGAACAAAAGTCGCCCGTGCCGACATAATACATCCAACCGCATGGTAAAGTAAAGGGGCGCACGAATGCGCCCCCTGCTGTCCAATTTATTCGCCGCAATAATCGCAAATTCGCGGCGAATTAATTTTGGCGAATTACAGATCCTCGGGGATCGGCATGTCGAAGGTCTTCTTGATGCTGGGCCGGATGCGGTCGTTGTCGCGAGACATCGTCCCCTCCGGCGTCCCGGCGAGCTGGCTCTCCTTGATGCGCACCTGCTGGCGCGCCCGGCGGAGTTCCGCGCGGGCAATCTCGTTGCAGATTTCCGTCGGGCGCTCCATCAGGACCATGCCCTTGCGCTCGATGGTGTTGCCGGACCAATTCCTCGGCATCATCGCCTCGTGGGCGGCGTTGCGGTGGAGGGGGACTTCCTCCCAGCCGTCGCGGGCGAGCTGCACCGTGTAGGCCGGATCCTCTTGGTTCCAGATCTTGTGGCGCTTCCACTCATACGTCCAGCCGTCCGGGACGAGGCTGGGGGGCACGTAGAACTCGTCGGTACCCTCATTGAGGTCGCCGACGTGCTCGCGCAACTGGGCGACGCGGGCAGCCGCACGGGCGCGGGGGTCTTCCTCGCGCATTTCCGGGCGCAGGGCGGGGCGCTCGGCGACTTCAACTTCTGCGGGCTTGGCGGCAGCCGTGCGCTCGGCGACGGCCTTTTGGAACTTGCTTGCCATAATTTCTCTCCTAAACGGTTAGAGGCGGCCTTCCTTCTGAAGAAGGAGCTTGTTGCGGGCGTAGTCCTGCTCGGTCATGCCGAGGTCTTTGGCGGTTTCTGCTTCAGCCTTCGTCAGGCGGACGACGTTCGGGCGCGAGCCGGTGCCGGTGCCGGAGCGGCTGACGGGGGCGGCGGGCGGCGAGCGGCGCTGCGTGACCTTGGCGGATGCCGACATCGGGTCGTCCTCGCCGACGTCCACGCGCTTGCTGATGCGGAGCGTGTCCTCGACGAAGCCGAAGTAGTCGTCACTGTCGGCCTGATATCCGTCGGCCATCGCGAGGTTATGGGCGGCAACCATCTTCTGGTACATGCGCGGATCCGTCACGCACTGCGGATTGCGGCGCACCCAGTCGGCGGAGCGCGGCGAGAGCTGGCTCGCGAGCGCCTCGACGGGGTCTGACGGGCGCTGCTGCTGCGGCACCTCATACTTCGGGGCGCTTTCCATGTGAGAACGTCCACGCTCAAGCTCCATGAGCTTGGACGTGTTCATCGACATGCCCTCTTGGATCTCGGCGGCCTTGGTGTAGTCGCCGACGGCCATTGCCTCGCTGTAATTGTACTTGAGGATGTCGTTGTTGCGCTTCACCGTGTCGATGGCGTTCTTCACGAGGTGCAAATTCGTGTCCTGCACCTCGTTTTTGGCATCCACGGCGACTTCTGTGGCGCGTCTGGCCTGCCTTTCGGCCTCAATGCGACCATTCCGCTCCTGTTCGAGCTTCAATTTGAGGTCGTTGATGCCCTCGTCGGGGTCCATGCCCCGCTTTTTCGCATTTTCATCGACGCGGACGTCAATCGTGTCGTCTTTTGCGATGTTTTTGTCGTCTTCCAGCAGGATTTCGACGGTATCTTCGTTGTCAGACATGAATTTCTCCTACCAAACTTGATCGGGGTGGCTGATGCGGGCGCGG